TTGACAAGCAAATTGTCCGTAATGAAGTCCACCTGCATATCCGTCTCGAAAGCGATACGGGTCATGTAGCTAAGGCCGTCGATGTTGGTCAGCAGGAACCACGCGAACGCCGACGTCAGGTAGTCGTTGGTCATGTACGCCTCGGGCAGGCCGCCCGAGGTCGTCAGGATTGCGTTGACGTCGTTGTCGCTGGTGCCGGGGCGAAGCTCGGTCTTGAGCAGGCGGATCGCCACCGGCTCGAGCTGTGGCGGGATCACGAGCTTGCGAGCACGCGCGAATATCTTCAGGCCGGCCTGGTCCTTGAAGTTGGTGCGGATCGCGATCATGCCATTGAGCAGGGTCGATTCGTTGAGATCGACGTCGATGCTCGGACGGTTGGCGACCGTGCCGCCGTCGATCGGATGGTCGGTGGCGCAGAGCGCCTTGCCGTCGCCGCCGATCGCCGCGTTGTAGGTCGTCGCCGTGTTGAGGACGTTGGCGCCGTAGATCTCCTTGGTCTGATGGAAGCTCTCCGTCAGGCCGAGGTTGGAAGGCGCGAACTGCGTCTTGTAGAGATTGTCGTCGATCGCCTTGCGGGTCATCGCGTACCCGAGCGCGATCTCGACGTGCTCCTGGTTGTACACGAACCGCTCGCCGGCCTGGTTGTCGAAGGCGGTCTGGCCGCCTTCGGTCTTCAGCTGGGCAAGCGCCAGGTAGCGCATCTCGGCCGTGCGCTCGAGCGCCATGTTCGAGGTGTGCTTGGTGAAGATCTTATCATATTGAGCCGGTATCTGCTCATACTTGCCTTCCACCCCGCGAAGGCCCGGGAGGAGCAGATCCTTGATCTGGGAAAGATTGACAGCCATGGATCGTGCTCCTTGGGCTTAGCTGATGCCAGTCGGGCCGGCGCCATTGGTGCGCAGCCACTCGTTGTTGAAGCCGACCACGACCCAATTGTAGGCGGTCGTTGGGTCGGCACCGGGCGATCCCGGCGGTGCCGTGATCAGGTCGACGACGATGAACGGGAGGGTGACGGTGGTGTTGAGCGACGTGAGGTACATGCCCGAGATACCGGTCGCCGTGCTGCCCGTGCCGACTGCGTACTGCGCGTACTGGCCGACCGGCGAGCTGGTGTAGGTTGTCAGCGTTCCGGTGATGTTGAAGGTGGTGCTGTTGCCCATGACCTTGAACCGGGCATTCGGATCATCGATCACATAGGCGACCACGTCGCCCGTCGCGTCGGAACCGGGCCAGTAGTTGCTCCAGACACGGCGCTTCTGGGCCGTGCTAAGATAGACGCAGCCGTTGAAGATGCCGTCGGTGCGGGTCGTGCTGGCGGTGCCCTGGGTGATGTAACCGTTGGCAGTGCTGACCACCGGCTGAACAACGTCGCCAGTGAAAATCGCCGTGGCATTGCCAGACGCGATGCGACGGGTCGACATCGCAAACGTCGGCGCGCCGCCGGCGCCGCCCTGGTACTGCGCGAAGCCAAATGGATTGTTGGTGTTCGTCATAGCTAACTCCTTGTGGAGCGCCATGATCGAACCCCGAGGCCCGGATCACTGCGGAAAAAGAAGGGTCCTGCCGAAGGACCGCTTGCGTCGAGGATGATGCTGAAAGGTTTTGGCGTTGTCAACACACTAAAAAGGCCCCGTTTCCGGGGCCTTTTCTCATTCAATGAACCGGATTGCTACCGATCGGTCGGGATCATGGCCGGCTCGTAGGCCTTCTTGACCAGCACCGGCGCGCCCGGATGCGTGCCGCGCTCGAAGGTGCCGTTCGGCGCCGAGCCGAGCTGAAGTTCCTTGACCCGGACCTGGTTGAGGGCGTTGCGCTTCTCGATCAGGCGCGAGCGCTCGGTGATTTCCATCGGCCGCATCATCAGGATCTGGCCGTCGCGCGTGATGGTCGCGTGCTTCCAGTCGTGCGGCATCATCTCGGGGTGCCGCTTGGCCGGCACCGGCTCCCAGCCATTGCGGCTGAGCTGCACCTGGTACGCGGGGTCTTCCTGTCCGTACACCGTGAGGCGCTTCCAGGCGTAGTCCCAGCCGTCGGGGATGATGCTGCGGTCGAACTCGAACTTGTCGTTGCCTTCCTCGACCGCGAGGCCATGCTCCATGATCTCGGCAGCGCGCTTGCGGGCAGCTTCGCGATCGGAGATCGGGGCAGCGGGTGCCGACGTCGGCGCAACTTGTCCTGCTGCGGGCGTCTGCCAGGCTTCTGACGCCGTGAGCGCTTCAGGCGGAACAGGTTTGTTCGTGGTCAAGCCGATATCGGCCGTGTTGATCGGCGGTGGTGCCGGCTGCTCTTCGTCGTAAACCTTGCGACGGCGACGGCGGGTGGCGGTGGGGCTGGTCATGGTGGTTCTCCTCAGTTGGCTTTGCTGCGTTCGACCCGCTGAAGCTGGGCGTAGTACTCCTCGGGCGACAGGCCGGAAATCTTCGCCGCTTCGGCCTGTTGCCGTGTGAGCGTGCGACCTCGATTGTTGCCGCCGCCGTTGTTCGCCGGGGCGGCCGGCGGTGGGGCCGCATCGCGCCGGCGAACAGGCGCGGCGGCAGCCGACACCGGCTCTTCCTTGACCTCAACGACATCCGTTGCCGGCTGCGCGTCGCTGTGGCCGATGCCGAGCGTCTTCTCGACGAAGGCATAGTAGGTATCGCTGTCCAGCTCGATGTCGTTGAGCCGCGCCGCATTGTCCGCGAGCAGCATCTTCCTGTTCTTCGCCGGATCGGTGATGAACTCGGGGTGACGGCGCAGCCAGTTCGCTGATTTCTGCGAAATGTTGCTGCCCCACGCGGCGATCTGCGCCTCGACCGGATCGGTCGAGAGCGCCGCGCGCCGCGCCTCGCGCCTGGGTGCCGTCTCGATCGAGATCTTGCCGGTCTCGAGCGTGCTCAGCTTCTGCGCGTTGTCGATCATGGCGCTGTTGACATCGGCTGCCTTGGCGAAGTCGCCTTCCGCCATGGCGTTGGCGTAAACCGCCTTGAGCTGCTCGCGAGTGGCGTTGAGCTGCTCGATCGCGCCTGTGATCACGGTCAGGTTGCTGCGTTGGACCTCGTCCTGCGCCTGCCCGACCTGGTTGCTGGCTTCGGCCGCCGTGCGCTCGGCCGCGGTGGCGCGCGCCTCGGCCGCCGCCAGCTTGGCCTTGAGGTCGTCGATGCCTTCCTCGACACCGAGCTCGGGCTTGGTTTCAACCTCTTCCGTCTTGAGGATGTCGTCGTCTTTCTCGTCGGCCATGGTTGGCTCCTTAGTAGACACTGTCGGGCGAGGGGATCCGCAGGTGGATGCCCTTCTCGCTGACCAGGCGACAGAGTTTCTGGTTGAGGCTGACCGCCCAGCCGTCGCTCGGCCGGATCGCGATCCAGTCGCCGACGGCGAGTTCGCCACCGCGAACCTCGGCCTCGGCATTGACCAGGGGTCCGAGCTTCACGACCAACGCCGCCTTGCCCTGGTAGCGGTCCTCCTGCTTGGTCTGGTCGGCCAGGATAAGGCCGCCGGCCGTCTTATCCGGCCGCTCGTACACCGCGACCAACACCATGTCGTTGAACACGTCGACCGTGGGCAGGTCGTAGAGCTGTCGCATGATCTCCTCACGAGGATCGACCTCGTGCTTCATCTTGCCTAGTGCCATTCTGCTCCTCGTTTCACTTCTGCTTCTGGATGTCGCTGACGGCGACTTCGTTGATCTCCTTGGCGATACGCAAACCCTTGATGACGCCCGCATGGTACCGATAGTCGGCGTGGTCCTTAAGGCCACCTTGCGACATGACCTCTTTTTCGGCCTCGATACTGGCGTCGAGCCGCTGCAGGGCGAGCTTCTCGAGCTGATCGTTGAAAGTCTGTATCACGCATCCACCTCCTCGTGGTGCTTGTTGGGTTCAGTTCGGGGTGCCGACGAAACGAGGAGGTAACATCGACACCCCTCCCTGTACGCGCTCGACAGGCGGACTACCGAGCGTGTTTCTGCAGTTCGATCTTTTCCAGGCGGCCCTCACCGGATCCGGCGCCGGCGTGCATCACAGTGCGTCCGCCGCTCTTGCGCGGCATCATCGGCATTCCCCCACCCGCGCCGCCCATCATCGACGGTGGCGGCATCGAGCCAGGACCGCCAGCCGGTGGGATGCCGGGCGGTGCCTGGGGTGGCGGGGGCGGCATCTGGGGCGGTGGCGGACGCACAGGCGCCATGTTCGGCGGCTGCTGCGGCTGCTGGCCGTGCGGCTGGGCGATCACGATGTTGATGTTGGTCTTACCCTTGGCCCGGCCGCCGCTGGCGCGAGGATTA